TTAGACAGGATTTGAAACACCGCGTGACCATCGCTTGCAGAGCCACGCGGAGAATTTCGGTGCAGTCTGCACCTTTTTAAGCAATAGCTTTCAAGAAACGCTTTTGCTCGGCGGGCGTCATGGCTTTGAACTTCTTAGCAAGCGCGGCCACGGCGTCAACTGGTTCCGCCTTGGCTTGCGTGGCGTAACGTGACGTGCCTTGAAGCATGAGCATGATGTCGCGCAACGCGCCTTTGGTGGTGTTGTAGGCGGCGTGGCTTGAATCGAGCATGACCTTGCCAGACTTGCTCACGTTGAACGTGGCGCCAGTCTTACTGCAAAGCCATTCGATCACGACATCGCGTGCCGTTTCCAAGGTATAGCCCGCTTTGTGCAGTTCGGCTATGAGTTGAACGCGGCTATTGGCAAAGGTGTTGAGGGCTTTGAAAGCGGCGGGTTTGTTTTGAGTTACTGACATGATGATTTCCTTTGAAGTTAAGTTGAAGCAATGAGGTTGTCCCCACTGCTAAATCCTATTGTGCGGCACCCCCGATTCGATCGGCCCAAAACGTGTAAAAACGATACATTCTGCACCGAAAAACCGAATACTTTTGACCCCACCCTACCCCCACAACCCCTTTTTGACGGGGCAGCGACCACGGCACAACAACACTGTTTCTCAACCGCAAATCAGTTTTTTGTAATTCTTAAATACTAAATAGCACCCCACAAAAATTTTATAAAAATTTACAAGAAACCTTGTCTAATCTTAGACAGCCCCACAAATAAAAAACCCCAGCCTTGTGAGCTGGGGTTGAAAGACAGCCGAGGCCATCAAGGAGAAGCAATGGGGCCGACAACTGCAAGCTGCTTGCACCACTACCGGGAGTTAGTGTACACTTAAGCATCGGGTATCGCAACCCGCCCACTTAGGAAAAAATGCTGGATCACTTGTTAGATTTTGAGCCCCCTGTGCAAGCGCACACGGCGAAGGCTGTGAAGTCCTTGGACAAAGCGTCCACGGACGAGACGCTCAACGCTCAAATTACAACAACAGCATGGCTGGAGAAGCTCGGCGTCGATGATGACGACAAGGCGCTCAAAGAAGCCAACACCAAAGCGGCTCAGAAAGTTTTTACAGCGCTGGCTACCAACGCCCCGCTGACTGAGACCAAGAACCAGCTCACCCAGATCAAAACACCAGAGGCCGTTCGGCACTTAGTCGCCATGCTGGCGGCATACGACTGGGAGTTTGTGGAGCAAGCCAAGAACCTGCGCGGCATGGCCGTGGCCAAAATCTTGGAAGAGACCAATCACCCAGACGCCCGCATCCGACTTAAAGCCTTGGACATGCTCGGGCGCATCACGGAGGTGGCGTTGTTCACCGAACGCATCGAGGTCAAGAAGACAGACATGTCCGACCACGAGATTGACGCCAAGATCAAAGAAAAGCTCAACCGCTTCATGGGCGTTGTGGACGTGGAAGACGTGAGCGAGATCAGCACACCTGCACCGAAGTCAGATGAAACTGAATAACCTCAACCTCACGCCCAAAGAGGCCAAAGCGTTTCAGATGGCGCTCCCCACCATGTCGGTGCAGGAGAAGATTGAGCTCATGGACATGCTTGAAGAGCGCGAGCGCAGGACAGCGATCTATAGCGCCCGCAATGACATGCTGGGCTTTGCCAAGGCGGTGTACCCGGGGTTCAAAGTCGGGCCGCACCACAAGAAGCTAGCTAAGATTTTTACGGACGTGATTGAGGGGCGTAAGAAGCGCGTCATCATCAACATCGCCCCGCGTATGGGTAAGTCCGAGTTCTCGTCCTATTTGTTCCCCGCATACTTCCTAGGTAAATACCCTAATAAGAAGATCATCATGGGGACGCACACTGCCGGACTGTCCGAAGATTTTGGACGACGCATTAGGAACTTGATTGATACCGAGGAGTACCGTGATGTTTTTCCTAGCACGTTGGTGGCAGACGATCAAAAGGCTGCTGGTAAATGGTCTACGGCGGCTGGTGGACAGTACTATGCGGCAGGTGTGGGCGGAGCGCTGGCCGGTCGTGGTGCCGACTTGTTTGTTATTGATGACCCTCACTCTGAGCAGGACGTAAAGATCAACTCGCGTCTGGCATTTGATACGGCGTGGTCATGGTTCCAAACGGGTCCGTTGCAGCGGCTGATGCCCGGCGGGGCGATCATCATTATCATGACGCGCTGGTCGTTGCTTGACCTTACAGGGCGCTTACTTGACTACCAGACCAAAAACCCAGAGTCCATACCGTGGGAGATTGTGGAGCTGCCCGCCATTCTGAATGAAGACACAGAACACGAGAAGTCGCTGTGGCCAGAGCAGTGGTCGCTGGAGTCGCTCAAGGCGACGAAAGCCAGTATCGAGCCGCGGTATTGGAACGCGCAGTACATGCAGCAGCCCACGTCGGAGACCAGCGCGATCGTCTCGCGCAAGATGTGGCGCATTTGGTTAGGGGATGAACCCCCTGTGTGCGACTACCTGATCCAGTCTTGGGACACGGCGTTTGAAGTCAAGAACAACTCGGACTACTCTGCGTGCACAACGTGGGGTGTGTTCTACAACGAGGAAGAAGGCGACAAGCCCCAGATCATCCTGCTGGATGCGTTCAAGGACAGGATGACGTTCCCCGATTTGAAGTCCACAGCGCTCAAGCACTACAAAGAATGGACGCCCGATGCGTTCATTGTTGAAAAGAAAGCGTCTGGTGCACCGCTGATCCAAGAACTGCGGGCCATGGGCATACCTGTGCAGGAAACAAACCCTAGTCGCGGTAATGACAAAATGGTACGATTAAACGCGGTGGCCGACATGTTTGCTTCTGGCATGGTGTGGGCACCAGACACACGCTGGGCACGAGAAGTTATTGAAGAGATGGCGTCATTCCCTGTTGGGGAGCACGACGACTACGTGGATACAACAACTCAAGCCCTGCTACGGTTTCGTCAAGGCGGGTTCATTGCGCTAGACTCCGATGAAAAAGACGACCCGTATTCGTATCGCCGCAAAGCCGCATACTATTAAGAAAGATTTGACCCATGGCCACCAACATTGACAAAGCGCTGTACCAAGCGCCTGCAGGTATCGACCAAGCCGCCGAAGGCGAGCAGCCCATTGAGATTGAGATCGTAGACCCTGAAGCGGTCAAGATCGGCATTGATGGCATGGAGATTGAGATCACGCCAGCAGAGCCCTCGGCTGAAGACTTTGATGCCAACTTGGCGGAGTACATGGACGACGGCGAACTGGCGACAATCGGGGGCGATTTGGCCGGTGAAATTGAGCAAGACAAGAGCAGCCGCAAGGACTGGGAGAAAGCCTATACAGAAGGTTTGAAACTCTTAGGCCTGCAGATGGAAGAGCGCACGGAGCCTTGGAACGGCGCGTCTGGCGTGTTCCACCCAATGATTACAGAAGCGGTGGTGCGGTTCCAGTCCGAGACAATCACTGAGACGTTCCCAGCACAAGGCCCCGTGCGTACCAAGATCATGGGCAAAGAAACCCCAGCCAAGCAGCAAGCGGCGGTGCGTGTTGAGAACGACATGAACTACCAGCTCACCGAGACAATGGTTGAGTTCCGCCCAGAGCATGAGCGCATGTTGTGGAGTCTGCCAGCTACAGGCTCTGCGTTCAAGAAGGTGTACTACGACCCGTCGTTGGGTCGTCAGGTATCTATCTTTATTCCTGCTGAAGACATGATCTTGCCTTACGGCTGCTCGGACATTCAGAGCTGCTACCGCGTTACCCATGTGATGCGCAAGACCAAGAACGAGCTCATCAAGCTGCAGCAAGCTGGGTTCTACCGCGACGTGGAGTTCGGTGAGCCAGACAAGAACTTAGGCGAGATTCAAAAAGCCAAAGACAAAGAGACTGGGTTTAGTGACTTGAACGACGATCGCTTCACGTTGTTGGAGTGCCACGTTGATCTGGACATCAAGGGCTACGAAGATTTGGATGACGACGGCGAGCCTACAGGCATCGCACTTCCCTACGTGGTGACGCTCATCAAGGGCACGAACACCGTGCTGTCAGTGCGTCGCAACTGGAACGAAGACGATGAGTTGAAACTCAAGCGCCAGCACTTTGTACACTACCAGTACATCCCCGGCTTTGGCGCTTATGGCTTTGGTCTGTTCCACCTGATCGGGGGCTTTGCCAAGTCAGCTACCAGCATCATGCGTCAGTTGATTGACGCGGGCACACTGTCTAACTTGCCCGGCGGTTTGAAGTCCCGTGGCTTGCGCATCAAGGGCGATGACACGCCGATCGCACCGGGTGAGTTCCGCGACGTGGATGTGTCTTCAGGCAGTATCCGTGACAGCATTTTGCCGCTGCCTTATAAAGAACCCTCCGCCGTGCTGTCTAGTTTGTTGGACAAGATTGTGGAAGAGGGACGTCGCTTCGCTGCAACCGCGGATATGAACGTGTCGGACATGTCGGCTCAAGCCCCTGTGGGTACGACGCTGGCGTTGCTAGAGCGCCAGTTGAAAGTGATGACGGCCGTTCAGGCGCGGGTGCACTACGCCCTGAAGCAAGAGTTGCAACTCTTGCGCGACATTATTCGTGACTACACAGACGACTCGTACACTTACGATCCAGAAGGCGCAGAAGGCCCCCGCGCTAAAAAAGCCGACTACGAAATGGTGGCAGTGATTCCGGTGAGCGACCCCAACGCGGCCACAATGAGCCAGCGGGTTGTGCAGTACCAAGCGGTCATTCAGATGGCGCAGATGGCTCCGGACATTTACGACTTACCACAATTGCATCGCAACATGCTGCAGGTGCTGGGAATTAAGAACGCCGACAAACTTGTGCCGCTGCCAGACGACCAGAAGCCAAAAGACCCCGTGGCTGAGAACATGGCCATCATCAAAGGCGAGCCGGTCAAAGCGTTTGCAGATCAAGATCATGACGCGCACATGGCCGTGCATGGCTCAATGATGCAGGACCCAACGGTGATGCAGGTTATTGGACAAAGCCCCAAGGCTCCTCAAATTCAAGCCGCCAACGCAGCGCACATGGCCGAGCACGTTGCCTTTAAGTACAAGCTCAGCATTGAGAAGCAGCTGGGCATGGCGATCCCCAAAGAAGACGAAGTGTTGCCAAGCGAAATTGCGAACGCTATGGCGGGCATGATGGCGCAAGCTGCGCAACAGATGCAGCAGCAAAACCAAGCGCAGGCCGCACAACAGCAAGCGCAGCAGCAGCAACAAGACCCACTGATCCAGATGCAGCAGCAAGAGTTGCAGCTCAAGCAACAAGAAGTGCAGGTCAAGCAGCAAGAGGCGCAAGCCAAGATGCAAGAAACGCAAGCCAAGATTCAGCTAGACCAGCAACGCTTCCAGCTTGATGCACAAAAAGCACAGCAGGACTTCCAGTTGAAACAACAAGCGGCACAGCTTGAGGCACAGCGCATGATTGTGGACGCCACGGCCAAGAACGACAAGATGGAGCTTGAGCAAGAACGTCTTAGAAGCTCCATGCAGCTCGACGGCATGAAGATGGGTGCCCAGATCAACCAGAGCAAAGCAAAAATGGAGGCCGATCAACACCGCGAAGGCGTGAAGATGGGTATTGACATTGCCAAAACACAACAACAAGTGAACAACACCAAAGGGGAATAAAGATGGTCCAAGATTTCGCACGCGTATTGCGCGAACAAATACGCAAAGACATGAACAACTACGCCGATGACTTGGCAGGCGGAGCATGTCGCTCATTTGACGAGTATCAAAAACTCTGCGGGACCATTCAGGGTCTGGCGCTTGCAGAGCGTTATGTCATCGACCTTGCAGAGAAAGTGAGAAACGCAGATGAGTGAAATTGACTTAAGCCCCGGTGCTCTTGCCTTGCCCGAGACGATTAAAGCTGTGGACGCACCGACCCCCGATGCGACTTCAGAAGAAAAAGCTCGACAACTTCCCGACCCAGCGGGCTACAAACTGCTGTGTGCTGTGCCTGACGTTGAAGAGCGTTATGCCGGTACAACACTGGACCTTGTAAAACCAACAGACATCTTGCGACAAGAAGAGCACGCCACCACGGTGTTGTTTGTCATGAAGCACGGTGCTGATGCGTACAAGGACAAAACCAAATTCCCAACAGGTCCTTGGTGTAAACCCGGTGACTTCATTTTGGTGCGTACGTATTCAGGTACACGCGTCAAGATTTTTGGGAAAGAGTTCCGTCTCATCAACGACGACCAAGTTGATGCTGTTGTGCAAGACCCCCGCGGAATTACCCGCGCATAAGGAGTAGATATGCCAGAAGCATATAAGTTTCCAGACGAAATGGAAGAAGAAAACATCGAAGTTCCAGAAAGTCCAGAGTTGGACATTGAAATTGAGGTGGTTGACGACACCCCAGAACGCGATCGTGGCCGTAAACCACTGGATCGTGAAGTGGCTGACCCTACCGAAGACGAAATTGAGAACTACTCCGAGGGCGTCAAGAAGCGCATCAAGGAACTGACCCATGCTCGTCATGATGAGCGACGTGTCAAAGAAGCCACCATGCGTGAGAAACAAGAGCTTGAGCGCATGGCGCAGCACTTGTTGGCAGAAAACAACAAACTCAAACAGTACGTCAACAACGGTGAGCAGCAATACGCGGTAACTGTCCAAAATGCGACAGAAGCTGAGCTGGCTATGGCGCGTCGCAAGCTCAAAGAAGCCCACGAAGCGTTTGACACTGATGCCATCATTGCGGCCCAAGAAGAACTGGCTGATGCAAAGATGCGTGCTACGGCAGCAAAAAACTTTCGGCCAACTCCTTTACAAATTGACGAAAATGTTGTACAAACACGTACACAAGTACCCGAGCAAGCTAAACCTGACGACAAAACTCTGCGCTGGCAGGCAAAAAACCAGTGGTTTGGCGCACCCGGATACGAAGAACTCACCAGCTTTTCACTAGGGCTGCATCAAAAGCTAGTAAATTCGGGAATTGACCCCCGTTCTGACGAATATTTCGAGCGGATTGACGCTCGCATGAAAGCTACGTTTCCCGATGTTTTCGGTGAACAAAGCAGGCCGAGGTCCGGCGATGGCTCCAAAAAGCCTTCAACGGTGGTTGCTTCTGCGACACGTTCCACAGGAGCGAAGAAAGTCCAACTCAGCCCGACGCAAGTCTCGCTGGCAAAAAAGTTTGGCTTGACACCGCAGCAATACGCTGCTGAATTGGTAAAAATGGAGAAATCGAATGGCTGAAAACCGTACCCCTCGTGATTTAGTGTCACGCGATATATCTGCTCGTGCTGTATACGTACCGCCGACATCGTTGCCCGATCCGACACCTGAACCCGGATATGCCTACCGTTGGGTTGCTACCCATGTTTTAGGACAAGCCGAGACCCGTAACGTATCTACCAAGATGCGCGAGGGCTGGGAGCCGGTGAAAGCAGCAGACCATCCGGAATTGCAAATGTACGGTAATGCCGCTACAGGTAACGTCGAAATTGGTGGACTCATGCTCTGCAAGTGTTCAACCGAAAAGATGCGTGCCCGTGACGCGTATTACAACGCGCAGGCGCAGACCCAGATGGAATCAGTGGACAACCACTTCATGCGAAACAACGACCCTCGAATGCCTCTGTTTGCTGACCGCAAGTCATCGACCAGTCGCGGCCAAGGATTTGGTTCTGGTTCAAAATAAATAGGAGCCCAAAATGGCATCTACCTCTTCTCCCTACGGCTTCAAAGCCGTAAACGAGTTGGGTGGTCTACCTTATGCTGGTAGCACCCGACAATTCCCCATCAACCCTGCCGGTTACAACACGAACATCTTCAACGGTTCACTCGTGTACGTTGCTGCGTCAGGCTACTTGCAAATCGCTACCTCGACTGGTGCTGACGCAACTACCAACGGTTTCCCCACTGGTACTGCTAACACTGGTTGTATCGGCGTGTTTGTTGGTTGCTCATACGTGAACAGCCAAGGCCAAGTGGTTTACGCTCAGTACTACCCAGCTAACACTGTGGCACCTACTGGTACAGCTATCACTGCTTACGTTATCGACGACGACCGCGCTGTGTTCCAAGTCCAAGCTGCAGGTTCTATGACCTTCGCTGACGTGGGCTCTAACGTGTACTTGAACGCCGTGCAATCTACCTCTACAGGTAGCACTACTACTGGCAACTCAAACACTGCTGTGAACCCCACTGCGATTCAAACTACTGCCGCTTTCCGCGTCGTTGGTTTTGTGAACATGCAGGGCTTCTCGGTTCCGGGCGACGCCTACACTGACATTCTGGTGAAGTTCAACCCCGGATACCATTCTTACAGCAACGCTGTTGGTCTGTAATAGGAGCTAAATCATGGCTATTTCCCGCGCACAACTGCTCAAAGAATTGCTTCCCGGTCTGAACGCTTTGTTCGGTATGGAGTATGCACGTTACGGTGAAGAGCACACCGAGTTCTACGAAACAGAGAAATCTGAGCGTAGCTTTGAAGAAGAAACCAAGCTGGCCGGTTTCGGCGCTGCTCCGGTCAAGAACGAAGGTTCTGCCATTGCTTATGACAATGCGCAAGAAGCGTTCACTGCCCGTTACAGCCACGAGACCATCGCCTTGGGTTTCTCCATCACTGAAGAAGCTGTTGAAGACAACTTGTACGACAGTTTGTCTGCTCGTTACACCAAGTCTTTGGCTCGCGCCATGGCTTACACCAAGCAAGTTAAAGCTGCTGCTGTTCCAAACAACGGTTTCAACCAAAACTATCTTGGCGGCGACGGCGTGTCTTTGTTCGGCGTGAACTCTTCTGGTACTCGCGTTGGTCACCCACTCATCAACGGTGGCGTGAACTACAACAGCCCAAGCACTATGGTTGACTTGAACGAAACATCGTTGGAAAACGCTGTTATTCAAATCGCCGCTTGGACTGACGAACGTGGTCTGTTGATCGCTGCTCAACCCCGCAAACTGATTATTCCTCCAGCACTGCAATTCGTTGCAACCCGCTTGTTGGAAACCAGCCTGCGTGTGGGCACAAACAACAACGACGTCAACGCGTTGAAAAACAACGGCTCTATCCCTGAAGGCTACGCTGTCAACCACTACTTGACTGACGTCAACGCATGGTTCTTGACTACAGACGTGCCTAACGGTTTGAAGCATTTCGAGCGTACCCCATTGACAAACTCAATGGACGGTGACTTCGATACTGGTAACGTCCGTTACAAAGCCCGCGAGCGTTATTCGTTCGGCTGGTCTGACCCATTGGGCATGTTCGGTAGCTCCGGCTCGTTCTAATCTGGGGTTATTCCTAGATGTAAAAGGGGGCTTCGGCCCCCTTTTTTGTCGTTTAACCTTCACAATGCTTCATTAGGATGGTCTTACAGCGCTGTTGCTGTATGTGTGTTTTACAGGAGCTAGTATGTACAAGATTGAAATCAACATCTCTTCTTGGGGCGATGAAGAAAAAGTTACCATTGAGACTTCAGACTTTGACAAGATTGAAGTCATCCGTGAGTTCATTGAGTTTCAGCAAGAAAACGGTTGGGCTGCGGACTACGAACAGATCGCTGATTTTGACGAAGACGAGGCTGAAGTTGAAGAAACAGCAGATGAGCAAACGTCTGACATTCAGGTCGCAGTTTTTATTTTTGACGACAAAGAAGCACCTGTCCAAGAGTAATTTGCACATTGCAAATGCTAGGGGGCTTCGGCCCCTTTTTTATTTTTCTTTTTCTTTTTAGCAGCCTGCCGTTCATCGTGGTGGTGAATACGGTGGCAGTTGGCACACAGAACCACACACTTTTTTGCTTCTTCCATTGCAAGGGCGTACTTGCCGTTACTAACCAAATCGTTTACGGACGTTGTTTTTGTGGCGGGGTCTATGTGGTGAAAGTCCAACACAGCTATGTGGTTAAACCCGCATTTTGTGCAGTACAGCGTTGACTTGTACGCCTTCCAGTCTTTGCGCATCGAGGAGCGCCTGTCGGCGGAACGTTTCTTTGTTTCTTCTTTTGTCTTTTGGTAGTGCTTCGCCGAGTACTCTTTAGCTTTGGCTTTGTAAACTGCTGGGTCTTTGTAGGGCATTAGAGCTTCAATCTCCAGTAAAGCGTTTTGTCCGCACCCCAAGGAACAGTTGGGTCAAAAAGTTTGAACCCCTTTGCAATTAAGCTGTTTGAGGATGCGGGGTTGTCGTATGTGTCCGTGACAAGCCAGTTCCAACCTAGGGCGCGGGCTTGGCGGATGCGGACTCCGATGAGCTTTTTCTGCAGTCCTTTCCCACGATGCGCTGGTAGTACGCCTGCGCGACACATATAACCGCAATCACCCCAACGCAAAGAGGGAACAAGACCAGCAAAACCAACTTTGTTACCAGTCTCAGAGTAAACAATCCACCAGTAGCCAGATGTTGTAGCAGCAAGTTTGTCATAGGGTAAGCACTGTTTTTGAAGTTGGGTAAGCGCCAGCTGTGTGTCTGGACAGCTCAGGTCAGCACGATGGATTCTGTAGCGCATGAATAATTATTTTCCGGCAATGTGACAGAAGTATGCTTGACGCCGAACAAATTTCGTGTATATTCAAACTATCTGGGATTTTCAAACGTACCATCAGCCGACCCAGCGGCCATGATGCAACAATCGGTACGTTATCTTTTGCATAAGGAGCCACACTATGGCACGCGCAACCTTTGAAGGCCCAATCCTCTCGGGCAACAGTCGTTTTGGTCCTCTGCGTAACGTCGGTTACACAGACCTCGTTCAAGCAACAACAGTTGTGCTGACTAACGTCACCAACGCAACAGCGGGCTATAGCGGCGGTTCAGGCCAGTTCGTTAACGGCAACGGCATCCCCAACACCAACGCTGTGGTGTATACGCCTTCAGCTACTGTATACCCCCCAGTTGCAGCCACAATCACTGCTGACGCAGGTGCAGGCGGTACTGGTACGTTGTACCGCGGTATCGTGTTCTATGTTCCTTATGGTTCAGACATCAACGATTTCCTCATCGACACCAACGTGGCAATTACTGCTACCGGTGGTACTTTGGGTACTGTGACTGCCAAAATGGGTAATGCCTTTAATGACAGCACTTATGGCACGATCACCACCGTTAACGCAGCCGCTGCACGCAACACCATCACTCAAACTGGCGCTCAGCTGTTGGCTTGCAATGCAACGACTGGTGACATCACTGTTGCTAACCCTCCCGGCTCTGGCCAATACTCTGGTTTGGTGTCGCAAGTTGTTGTGACTTTCACGATTCCTTACACAGCTGGTTCTGGTACTACGTTGCCAACAATCACTGCAGGTACTTTGACTGCCGCAATTCGCTACACCCAGTTGGATTCCAGCATCGGTAACAGCACAACTTACCCATACGGTAACTTTGACTAATTAACTCCGGGGGCTTCGGCCCCCGTTTTACAAGGAGATTAGTTATGAACCAGACACCTGTAAAGCAGGCGCACATAAACGGCAGCGGGTTTTTAGTCCTTGGACGAAACCGTGTAAAAGCTATTTCTTTTACGGGAACAGCAAGCGCGGGTTTTTTGGCTTTGTTCGATACAACCACTGCGCCAGTAACAACTGCTACGTATGGGCGTTCCGGTACGACAGTAACCATTACGCAGTCTGCCCACGGGCTGACCACTGGCCAAGTGATTGGTATTGACTTTGCAGCAGGAACTGGTGGCACAGCCACCAACGGCAACTACGCAGTAACCGTTACCAACTCCAGCACGTTCACAATCACAGACATCAACTCGGGCACCATTACGGGTTCTCCCGGTCTTGTCTATGCAAGCCGTTGGCTGCTTTCGTATGATTGCAGCGCAGGTGATTCGTACAACAACTCGCCTTTTATCCCTGATGATGGTGTAGTTGCTGTTGATGGAATCTACGCTTATTTGTCCAACGTAGCAGCGGCAAATATTTACTATGGCTAAAGCTGCGCCCAAGAAAAAAGGCCCCTCACTGGCTGTCGGCCGTGGGGAAAAACTCCCTGTATCGAAAGGTGCAGGGCTGACTGCCAAGGGCCGTGCTAAGTACAACCGTGAAACGGGTAGTAACCTGAAGGCACCACAGCCAGAAGGTGGCCCCCGTAAAAAATCATTTTGCGCTAGGATGTCGGGTATGCCCGGGCCTATGAAGGATGAGAACGGTAAACCAACCCGCAAGGCAGCATCTCTTGCAAGATGGAAGTGTTGATATGACTGAACACACTGAAACAGCAAAATCTGTGGTTGATGCGTTGTCAATCATCACCGTAATAGGGACACTTGCAGAAATGCTTCCTTCAATCGCAGCTTTGTTCACGATTGTGTGGACGACCATTCGCATATGGGAAACCCCGACCGTGCAGAATTGGGTGACCAAGTGGAGAAAACACAATGCCGTCAACCAGTAAAAAGCAACACAATTTCATGGAAGCGATAGCCCACTCGCCGTCGTTTGCCAAGAAAGTAGGCGTCCCACAGTCTGTGGGTAAAGATTTTTCAAACGCGGACAAGGGCCGCAAATTCTCAAAAGGTGGCGATATGAAAGCAATGAAACCAGCAATGATGGCCAAGGGCGGCTCCGCAATGTCCGCTAAAATGGGCGCAGTTAAAACCGCCGCTCCAAGCCGTGACGGTATTGCATCCAAGGGTAAAACCAAGGGCACAATGATTGTCATGAAGGGCGACAAAGGCATGAAACGCGGCGGCAAAGTCTGCTAAGGAGCACACCATGGCAAAATTTAAAGCTGAACCAACGACTGAACCACGCCATATCATCGAAGACACTGCAAAGCGTTTTGGTGGTGATGGTCACAAGCCTGCATTTGAAGAGTACAAGAAGCACGCTGCGGGGCACCAGCTTGAGCACGAGCGTGTCAAAGCCATGTGCGGCGGTGGTATGACCAAAAAAATGAGCATGGGCGGCAAAGCCTGTTAAACCCATGATGGCCAGCCGTGGTATGGGGGCCATCTCCCCCAGCAAAATGCCCAAAGGTAAAAAGATTACCCGCAAGGATGATCCGAATACCGTGGACATGTACGCCGACGGCGGCAAGGTAAATGCTGCTGGCAATTACACAAAGCCCAGTTTGCGCAAGCGGATTGTGTCTCAGGTAAAAGCCGCGGCAACGCAGGGCACTGGCGCAGGCGAATGGTCCGCCCGTAAAGCACAGCTGGTGGCCAAAAAATATAAAGCCGCAGGCGGCGGTTACAGAGACTAAAATGAAAGCACCGCAACAATCCCTGAAGGATTGGGGCGACCAGAAGTGGCGCACCAAGTCCGGCAAACCGTCAAGCAAGACGGGGGAGCGGTATCTTCCTGAAGCGGCAATTAAGTCTTTATCCTCCGCAGAATATGCGGCGACAACCAAAGCAAAACGCAAAGGTAAGGCGGCGGGCAAGCAGTTTGTGGCCCAGCCAAAGTCAGTTGCAAAGAAAACCGCGAGGTATAGATAATGGCTACTAAAAACTTTATTGCCGGTGCAATCAAAAAACCCGGCGCGTTGCGCAAAGAATTGGGTGCCAAAAAAGGCGAGCCAATTCCTGCTAAAAAATTAGCGGCGGCGGCAAAGAAGCCCGGCATTGAGGGTAAACGCGCTCGCCTTGCTGAAACCTTGCGTAGCTTTAAAAAGTAAGGATACGTCATGTTTAACAGCCCTTTCGGTGGACCAACCGGTACATACGCCCAACAGGCGCAGCAGCCTATGCAACAACAAAGCTACGGCCAACAACAGCCTATGCAACAGCAAGGTTATGGCCAACAGGGTGGGTTTGGCGGCATGGGCGGGGGCTTTAATCCGTACCAGCAACAGATGCAAAGTCCTTACGGCCCACAGCAAGGTGGGTTTGGTGGCTATGGCGGTCAGCAAGGGGGCTATGGCGGCTATGGCGGGCAGCAACAAGGCTATGGTGGCATGGGCGGCTACGGTGGCATGGGTGGCTACGGCGGTGGTTTTGGCGGGCAACAGCAAGGCTATGGCGGCATGGGTGGCTATGGTCAGCAACAAGGCTTTGGTGGTTTTGGTGGGATGGGCGGCTACGGCCAGCAGCAGGGTATGGGCGGCTTCGGCGGCGGCATGGGCGGCGGGTTTAATCCGTACCAGCAAATGCAAAGTCCTTATGGCCCACAGCAAGGGGGCTTCGGGGGTGGCTTCGGGGGTGGTTACGGCGGCCCACAGATGCAAAGCCCTTACGGCCCTCAAATGGGTGGTTTCGGCGGTCGTGGAATGGATCGTGGGTTTGGCGGCAGAGATCGCGATGTTGGCAATCAATCCATGGGCGGCTATGGCGCACGACAAGACGGTTTAGACCAACGCGCTATTGATGCCAACCCAGAAGGGTTTGAGTCGTGGAACCAAGGCCGAGCACAACAAGGCGGTTTGTCTGGTATACGTGGTCCTGTTGTCACTAACCAGCAAGCATCACCGGCCCTCGGATCGCTGTCGGAAATGTTCCGTGGAGCCCCTCTTGGCGGCGGTGAGTCAAACACGGGTATGCAGGCTCAAGAATACAGCCCGTCCATCAGACCTAACACGTTCTCACAAAGCTGATACACACGGTAAAAATTATGGCAACCTCTGGCGTAGCAGCATTTAACCTCGATCTCGCCGAGATCGTTGAAGAAGCGTTTGAGCGATGCGGTGCGGAGCTGCGTACGGGGTATGACCTGCGCACAGCGCGCCGGTCGTTGAACTTACTGTTTGCTGATTGGGCTAACCGTGGCGTCAACATGTGGACGTTTGAGCAGGGGACGATTACCTTGACTCCGGGCTTGGCCACCTATGCCTTGCCCACAGACACTGTGGATTTGTTGGAGCATGTCATTCGCACGGGCGCGGGAAGCGCATCTACCCAAGCCGACTTGACCATCACGCGGATCAGCGTGTCTACTTACGCCACGATCCCAAACAAACTCCAACAAGCACGTCCCATTCAGTTGTGGTTCCAACGCCTTGACGGCCAGCGCTCTTCTGTAGGGACAGTGTTGTCGGCATCAATCACCGCCACGGACACCACGATCACTGTGGCTTCGACTGCAGGCTTGGCTACAACCGGTTTTGTTTTGATTGGCACAGAGACCATCAATTACGGCTCCATCAGCGGCAACCAGCTTTTGTACTGCTCACGCGGGCAGGCAGGAACTACAGCAGCTACGCACACCGCGGGCGACCCCGTGTATGCCCAAAATCTACCGTCTGTAACGGTGTGGCCAACCCCAGACAATACCCAAACATACCAACTCGTGTACTGGCGTATGCGCCGCATTGATGATGCTGGCGGTGGTGTGAACACAATGGATGTTCCGTTTAGATTTCTGAACTGCATGGTGGCTGGTTTGGCATACTACCTTGCGTTAAAAGTGCCCGATGGCGCACAACGACTTGATGTGCTCAAAGCCCAATACGATGAAGCGTGGCAGCTGGCTTCCGAAGAAGACCGCGAGAAAGCCGCGGTACGGTTTGTCCCCCGCCAGATGTTTATTGGAAGCGGTACGTAAATGGGCAATCGGTTTGCTTCTGGAAAAAACAGTATTGCTATATGCGATCGCTGTGGTTTCCAATTCAAATTGACGGCCTTAAAGAAGGAAGTCATCAAGACAAAGATTTATAATCTGCTGGTCTGTGGTTCTTGTTGGGACCCGGATCAACCGCAGTTGCAGTTGGGTATGTACCCAGTTGATGATCCTCAAGCGGTGCGCAATCCTCGTCGTGATACAACGTATGTGACGGCTGGCCCTAATGCACAAGGCTCGCTGACTGGCGGTTCACGGGATACTCAGTGGGGCTGGAACCCTGTTGGGGGGTCGAGTTCTTTTGATAACGGTCTGACACCAAACTACTTGTCCTTGGCAGTACAACTTGGTACAGTCACAGTGGTAACAACCTAGGAGTTGAATATGGCAAAAATGGAATCAATGAAGGCTGACAAAAAGCAAGATGTCGCCCTCATCAAAAAGGCTTTTAAACAGCACGACATGCAAGAGCACAAAGGCGGCAAAGGCACAAAGCTCAAGCTGGCCAAAGGCGGTGTAACCACCGACAACATGAAGGCTATGGGCCGTAACATGGCTCGTGCAAATAATCAAAAGACAGGTTAATACCATGGCTAAGATCAACAACCTCCCAGCTTCCGAGTACGCCAAGCCCCACACCATGAGCGGCAAAGACGTTCCTTTGGAAAACAACCCCGGCAAAGGCCCAAGTCGCAGCAACCTCGACTCGATGGATGTTAGCATTGGCCGTATCAGCAAGTCTGCTGGCAACGAGCCTATCAAGACTTCTGGCATCGTGACTCGCGGCAACGGCGCGGCCACCAAGGGTATCACCGCACGCGGACCAATGGCCTAACATGAACTACGCCGACCTTGTAACTGCGGTCTCCAACTATACGGAGAACACATTTCTGACTGCCGAGATGAATACGTTCATCAAGCAGGCGGAGCAGCGCATTTACAACTCGGTGCAGTTTCCTTCGTTGCGTAAGAACGTCACAGGGACGATTACGGCCAACAACAAATACTTGTCGTGCCCACTGGACTATCTTTCGAGTTACTCGCTGGCGGTAATTGATGCCACAGGTGCGTATGAGTATTTGTTGAACAAGGATGTCAACTTTATCCGCCAAGCGTACCCACAGCCAACAGACACAGCGATCCCTAAGTACTACGCTTTGTTTGGCCCCAACTCAACTGCGCCAAATGAGTTGTCGTTTATTCTTGGCCCAACACCGGATGCAACGTACAGCGTAGAGCTGCACTACTTCTTCTATCCTGAGTCGATTGTGACTGCAGGTACTACATGGCTTGGCGACAACTTTGACACCGTTCTGCTATACGGCACACTGGTGGAAGCCTATACATTCATGAAGGGTGAGACCGACATGATGCAGCTGTACGACAGTAAGTACAAAGAAGCCCTCCAGTTGGCTAAGCGTTTGGGCGATGGCTTGGAGCGTTCCGATAGTTACAGAAGCGGACAGTACCGTACGGCACCCCTGCCCCAGAATAGAGGGGTGGCTTAATCATGAGTATTGCTCAGACCGTCACCACATCATTCAAAACCGAGCTGTTGCAAGCGGTGCACAACTTTGGCCCCACATCGCCCAACACTTTTAAGATCGCGCTGTATACAGCAGCGGCCAGTCTTGACGCAACAACAACGGTTTACACAACGGCAAACGAAGTCAGTGGTGCAGGCTATACGGCCGGAGGCAACACGCTGGTTATCAGCGTTTCTCCCACATCAGGGCTGAACAATGCCATGATCCCCACAGCGTTTGTTTCGTTTGACAATACAACATGGGCAACGGCGTCATTTACGGCCCGAGCTGCTTTGATTTACAACGCCACACAGGGCAACAAGTCCGTGGCAGTGATTGACTTTGGTTCAGACAAATCGGTGAACGGAACAGGCTTCACAATCCAGTTCCCAACTGCAAACGCAAACAGCGCCATTGTGCGCATCTCATAAGGACTCACATGCTGGTTACTACCACCTACGGCGACATGGACGACTCTTTGCTTGAGAAGCGCGAGGGTACGTTTGAGGATGACAACGAACTCACGACTTGGGTAGAATACTGGAAAGATGCGGAGCTGGTGCATCGCTCGGCGCATGTTACGTTGAAGAAAATGCCTACCTTTGCAGGTGGCGAAACCGCATCTTTTTAAGGAAAAATCATGGCAAACACCCAAAGCATGGTCACATCGTTCCTCGGCGAACTGATGACCGCAACACACAACTTCGGCACTGCACCTATCCGTGCAGCCACTACCGCTGACACTTTCAAAGCCGCGCTGTATTTGACTTCAGCCACGATCAACGCAGCCACCACTGCATATTCTGCGACTGGCGAAGTGTCGGGTACAAACTACACAGCGGGCGGTGTGACGGTTACAAACGCAAACGCACCGGCTTCAACCAACAGTTCTGCAACTGCTGGCGTGGGTTACTGGACACCCTCTGCTTCGATCACATACACGACTGTGACTTTGAGCACGGCGTTTGACTGTGTGTTGATCTACAACTCGACCCAATCGAACAAGGCCGTCTCGGTGCACACTTTCGGTTCTCAAACGATTACCGCCGGTACGTTCACTTTGACAATGCCCTCGAACACTACGTCAACTGCATTGCTGCGCTTGGCCACAACCTAAAGGTTAGGCCATGTCTCTCGGCTGGGGTGACAGCGCGTGGGGGAGTAATGGCTGGGGCGGTACTCTCGACGTAACAGGTAACGCTGCTTCTGGTGCGGTGGGCTCTGTTACGGCGGATCGCACCGTTGCTCTTTCTGGCGTATCTGCATCCGGGCTGGTTGGTATAGTTACCGCCGTAGAGACAGAAGCAGGAGTTGGGGATGTTGCGTACGGCTTTGTTGGAACACTAGGTGTTTCCCGTACTGTTGCTCTCACGGGCGTAGTTGCAAGCGGCGCTGTCGGAACCGTAACGGCAAGTAAAGATATTGCCCTGAGTGGTGTGTCGGCTACTGGGTCTGTCGGTACTGTGGCTCTGGGTCCACGCTCACTTGCTTTGGTAGGTGTTGAGGCTGCGGGTTTAGTGGGCACAGTAACGCCCGACCGTAGTAAAGCGTTGACAGGAGTTGCCGCCACAGGCGCTGTGGGTAGCGTGATTCAGTCTGCTTCTGTAGATTTGACAGGCGTGCAGGCTCAGGGCGATGTGTCCCAAGTCATTGTTCCGCTCAGCCCTCTTACAGCCAACGGCTTTGCGGGTACGGTGGTGGCAGACAGAGTTGTCGCGCTCACAGGTGTTGGAAGTACCGGCAGTGTTGGCATAATGACAGTTGCCGAACGTATCAAAGCGTTGACGGGCGTGGCCGCACAAGGTGCAGTCGGTAATGTTATCGCCGTATACTGGAAGCCAATAGATGACAACCAGACAGCAAACTGGCAAAATATCAGCAATTCACAAACACCGGGGTGGAGTCAAGTCGATACAAGCGATACTCCGAACTGGCTTGAAGTAACCACTTGAGGTACACATGACAACAGCTTACACATCACTCTTAGGTCTTGCTCTCCCCGTCACGGGAGAACTTTCAGGCACTTGGGGCGACACTGTCAACAACGCGATTACCTCCCTTTTAGACTCCGCAGTGGCGGGCACCACTACCGTCAGTACAGACGCTGACGTCACCCTCACAACCACAACAGGTGCGGCTAACCAAGCCCGAGAAGCGATTCTGTTGTTCTCTGGCTCACGCACTGCAATTCGCAACGTGACGGCCCCGGCACAGTCAAAGATTTATACGGTTATCAACGCAACGACTGGCGGATACTCGGTGGTGCTTCGGGCTACTGGTCCAACTACTGGTGTGACGATTGTTGCTGGCGAGTCTGCTTTATGCGCATGGAACGGTTCTGACTTCATCAAGGTAAGTAACTTTGGCGGCCCTTTCACGGTTACCGATTTGACCGTTACTGGCAATACGATCCTTGGCGATGCAAACACCGATACGGTTACCATTAACGCGCTGTCACGCCACAATGCGCTTTCTACGTTTGGTTATGCCGGTGCGACTGGAAGCACGCTAACAACCTCCTCGCCTGCGTTTGTTTATAGCGGGGCTACAACGTACACGGATACCAGCATTTCTGGTGGAACAAAAGCGCACGGTCCGTTTTGGTCGTTGGATACCCCAACATTGACTAATGCGACTACGGCTACTACGTACACGAATGCGTCGACCTTGTACATCGCGGGCGCCCCAACTGCGGGCACAAACATTACGATCACCAACCCGTATGCTTTGTACATCAATGCAGGTAATGTTTACTTGGGCGGCGGCACAGCAAACGGTGTTGCCTATCTCAACGGCTCTAAGGTGCTGACTACTGGTAGTGCGCTGGTCTTTGATGGGACTAACTTGGGTGCTGGTGGTTCGCCAACAGCATATAGTGGATATGGGCCTACTATTGGAACTAAAGGTGGTAATGGCGGCATTTTCCAATCACAAAATAATGCAGGAACCGCCAATGCTTTATTTTATATAGATGGCAATGTTGGTGCGGCGTTTCTTAATACATTAACGAATCACCCTTGGGCGTTTAAAGTAAATGACGCCGAACAAATGCGCCTAACCAGCACAGGTCTGGGTATTGGGACGAGTTCTCCTTCTGCAAAGCTAACCCTTAGCGGAAACCAAAGTTTTGTAGAAAAGACGGCTGCTTATCTCGGTGTTGATGTTGCAACATCATCGGGTAATGGTGGTAACTTTACTGTTAAAGCGGGGGCTGGCTCAGGCGCTGGTAATGCAGCGGGGAGTTTGTATTTAGGGGCTGGTCGAGGAAACGCTTCTTCGTCAAACGGTGCTATTTACTTTGGCATCTCTCAATCAACAAATGCTGTTGGTTTAGCGGACACTTTGATGACACTTGATGGGTCAGGCAACCTAGGCTTGGGTGTTACTCCTAGTGCTTATATTAGCGCATATAGGGCATTAGAAATTGGAACAACCACTGGGCTATATGGGCGTACTGATAGCACAATGGAGTTTGCCCTTGCGTTAAATTGTTATCGAAATTCTGGTGGTTCTTGGATTTATCGCAACAACGGAGTAGCCGCACGATATAACCAGAATTTAGGAGCGCATTGGTGGGATTCGGCCCTATCCGGCACAGCAGGTAACACCATTACCTTCACCCAAACAATGACACTTGATGCTAGTGGGAATTTGGGTATTGGGACGACTTCTCCTTCTGGAAAATTGGATGTAATAGCCACTAACGCAGGTGGAACAACTTACAACTATTTCCAAAATAATGGCGCAAGCGGAACAAGTCTTGTCGGCTTGGCTTTTGCTCAATCAGGTTCGATCAAATCATCCATCACTGCGGCTGTATACGGCAACGACTACATGACATTTAATGTCGGCAGTAATACAGAACGTGCCCGTATAGACTCCAGCGGTAACTTGCTGGTGGGGGCTACAAGCACGATACTTTCTGCAAAACAGACATTAGCTTATTTAACTGGCTCAAATGGTCTAACTATTAGCACAGCAGACAACATCAGTGGGACAGATTTCGCTATTTTTAGAGCAAACGGCGCTACTTGTGGAACTGTCACTAGAGTTGGAACAACTTCAGCAGTCAATTATGTGGCAGCTTCGGATTACAGGTTAAAAAATGTAATTGGTGCTGTAACTGGTCATGGTGAACGTATTGATGCTCTTAAGCCTATTCACTATTCATGGAAAGATGGAGGTCAATCCGCCAGCGGTTTCTTGGCTCACGAGTTTCAAGAAATCTATGCAAACAGCGTTACAGGTTCAAAAGATGCTGTTGATGCTGACGGAAA